GATGGATCCACGCGGGTTCGAACCCACAGCCGTCTCCCATCGAATAGGATTCCTCTGAATCTCCCGAATTAACGGAAGGTAGAGCTGCCTAAACAACAGTTAGAAGGCCACGGGACAACCCGTGAAGACCCGTGTCTTCCCAGACAGGTGCTTCTTCTCAGAAACAGGCTCGTCCTTAAGATGAGCCTGAAAAAAGACGTCTCCCCGTTGCAGGGTGAGATATCTCTGAGTGAGAGCCTCCACGTCTTGGATAACTTCGGGTGGGATGACCACATCACCATTTGGGAGTCTTGTGAAAAACTCCTTCTTGGGGCGGTTAATGGGAAAGCCCATGGAAGTACTCATGTTGATTGAATCAACAAAAGCTACACCAGCAGCTCCCTGCACCGCTGCCTGCAAGGACATCGGAACCACAATGTGTGGATCAAACATCAGTCCGCTCTGAAAGTCAAGGCGGGCATCCCGGAGAATGATTGGATCAAGACTCGGGGCTTGTAGGAGCGCAGTATCATGCATGGCCTGGTAGGGCCTCCATCCCTTCATAACCGGCGGGTACATCTCGGTCTTGTAACCAAGAACATCTTCAACCAACTGGTAGATAGGGGTGTGCACGACACGACTCTTGTTAGAGTGTACGGGTCGCTCCAGTGAACCATAGTACTCAGTGCACTCCAGCGAATTCCAATTGAGGTTGGAACGCGAGTGCGGCTGTGACACCAACTTCGGTATGCGCTCACTCTGTGGGAAGGCCACATCCGCGTGAACGGGTTGGCCCTGGGCAGCAAACCAATGCAGGGCATCTAAGACCTCGGCCTTGGATATCGCAGAAGCGAAACCAACGCGGCGATCATGACCCCAGGAATGCAAGCCCACCAGGTGAGCAGTGCGCACACCAGCTTGGGTGTAAATAGCGAAAAGTGCGCTGCCGCAGATGGCAACACGCTCCTGATCATTCCGCTCATACCGGAAGATCTCGCCAATGTCCTCGGGGCCCCCCACAATAGGGAGGTCACCCTTGTAACACTTCACAGCAGTACCTCGGTCACGGGTGAAGCTGACTTGGGAGAGTATCGTCTCCCCTGTATCCCGTGTGATGGCTAGAGAGCCAACAATCGGGGTGCCCACAGTGAGCTTGGCAGCAAAACCTTCGGGAATCCGGGGCAGCATCGAACGTCGAGGGGGCAAACTCCTGAGAAGGATGTAGGCCACATCGCAACGACCGGGCACAACATAAATGTCTGCGGCGGTGAAGCGAATGTTGTTGAACAGCTTACCGCTGTCTGGAACAACAGAAATGGTGTAAACACCATCAACGACTGTAAGATCTTGCACCCAGTGCCAATTGGTGACCCAAAGGTTGGCATGCAGGCAGATGGCTGTGATGCGACCTAGCCCACCAGTCTTGCTTTGTCCCTGAAAGACAGCAAAACTACTGGCATGGTTACGCAGAATCCACTGCTCATCCACCCCTGTCGCTCGTAGCGTGGGGGTAGCTAGGACCTGTTGGTCCCACTTTTTCCTTGAAGGCTCGAGCTCCGGCCTCGGAGTAGAAAACTCCATTTGCGTCTGGGCTATAGACTCATGCAGCAATGTTGAAGCTTGCACAATCTCACCCTTCAGCTCACGGTTCTCCTGAGCCGCACGCTCAACGCGCGAGGAAAAAGTCAGGCGCTGTGTGCGCCTAAGCCACTCAAAAGCCCCTGCCATCAGGCATCCAGCAACAATGGTCTGGAAGATCTTGTTCCCAGGCAATTCCGCCCAGGAAGTTTGGAACAAATCAACAATCGACCAATATGTGCCAGAGGTAACACGACGAATGAACTGTCGAAGGTCTCGGAAGGGACCCTCAATGTAACTCTCGTACCATGTAGGCTCAATGAGCTGGGGCTCGCTTTCCACCTCCAGGGGCACGCCTATGTCCTCTTCTGGGGGTTCCCAACCAGGGGGACCCATGCCCAGATCAGCAGCCACGCTGGAGAACGGTGTCGGCGGTGCCTGAGTGTCAGCCACATCCGACTGTGTGGGCCGGAAGCGATGACATTCAAAGCAAGAGTATGAACGTCCGTGAACGCAGGTATCCTCTGACCCGAAGATGTCGAGCTTCGAACCGGTGGTCCGGTCCTGCTCAAGGTGGTCGAGTGACCACTGCACTAAGTGCATGTAGTGGAAGTAGCTAAGCCACACAGGCTCAGATTGCCACACCACTGTGACTCCGCGTGCTGTAGATGGAGTCTCGACGATCTTGGCATAAGAATGGACATAGTTCGTCGTCGAATCCTGGATCTTCATGACAGTCCGCCTAGCGCTAAACTGTAGTTTCTCCAGTACCCGAGGGTTGTTGATGTCCAAAGTGCCATAGGCATTGACCGCCCCCTTGCCAGGCCTCACCTCAACATAAAGGTCGAAGCGACGCCAGATGGCATTAGGTTCCGACATGAATTGCCCCACATAGAGATGCGAGACATTTGTCGTGACCATAAGGGCCTCTGTGTTGACAGGCCATTTGCCTTTGTCATTGACGTCAGCCATAACAGCAGTGTAGGCTTCAACCCCGGCACATCGTAGAAACGTGTCGAGGGCGCCAGCATCCTGGGTCTTGGCTGGAAGTGTCGAAGACAGATCATCGAGCAGCATGTAGGGTTGGCCCGCAAACCCAGACATGTACTTGTCTGCGCTAGAGCAGATGTACAAGTGCGAGTCTTTGATGGGACCGTTCCCAAAGCGACGGTGGTATTCACTGAGATGAATGCGGGAGAGCATGGTCTTCCCAATACCGGGAATGCCGTGAATACCGACAACCCAGGGTTTAACCCGAGTCTTGTTGGTAATCCGGAAGTTGACCAGAGACTCAACGATGTTGTCCACCTTACGGAAGACCTCAGTGAGGAATTGGGAGGTATAGGTACCACCCCACTTCTCTGTGTTGGCCACCGACGTGCGCCGGAAGTCGTTTATAGCTCGGGAGGTCTTTTGGACGAGTAGCTCATACTGTTCTCGCCAACATGCCTTATCCTTGAATGAGGCTGCAAAGGCCTTACCAGCCGAATCCATTCCATCGGGGTCTTCACCCTTAGGAAGGACTCGAGTCTGGTAGTATGGCCAAATGTCGATGACATCACGGCACAACTCGAAGAGAGTCACCATGTCGTCAGCGCCAAATAGCAGCACTCGAGGATCACCAAGCTTCCAGGCGGAGTAACCCCGATCAGCGAAGAAGGTGATGTCCTCCACCACCTGCATGATCACAGGGACTCCGTCGTTCTCAGCGTTTTTGCTCTTCTTGGCCACATAAAGGCGGTAATCCCCGAATGGGAGATCACCACCTTCGGTCATGACACACGCAGCAGTGTACGCTAAAACACGTCTCAGGCGTTGTATGACGGAGTTGGTACCCCGCCACATGCCGTTGATGCCTTTCACAAAAGCATGTATCTCCCCAATGGGAGCTTGAGCTTCAGCGATCTCAGACTTCGAAGAAAGTCGAGAAGAGATGGCACCAAACAACTTGCCTGGTAGGTTGCGAAAGCTTTCGGCAGCCATGCCGAAAAGCTCTGCGAGTTTGCTAGCCACCAGTGAAATGGTTCGAGTAAAGCTGCTTATCCGCCTAAACAGAGTATGCAGCAATGTCACGAATTGCACCGTGGCAGCGGCGACGCCTGCCCATGACTCAACGTCACTCAGAACAGTGAGATAGGACAATAGACCAGAAGCGAAAGTCGCTAGGTCTTCCTTGCTGATACGCTCTCCGAATTCGGTTACGGACGACATTGCGTCGTAGAACCTGTCACGAAGTGGCATCTGCATATTAGCAAGGGGGGGTGGACGCGTGTGTGGTCGGTCCATGAGGGAAGGCAAAAGGTCGCGACTCTTTTTCCACGAAACACGCCGCTCATGCTTTTTCAAGCGATAGATGCGGTATGCGATGTGGTTAAGGTCTGCAGTACCTAAGCTCTTAAGCACCTCGTAGAACCCACACACACAGTGTCCTAGCAACGTCCCACACCTGGTACAGTGGAAACGAGCATTGGCAAGATTGTGATCATGCCAGCGCTCGAATTCACTGATGGGAGGCAGTGGTTCGCCACTGAGTTTGGCACGAAGCCGGGCGGTCTGTCGGGCCGCAAACGCCGCAGGGCCTAGTTCAGCGGGATTCTCTTTTGCGAACATGTGAACTAAGTGGTTGGTTGGGTTTATAGTCGGACCAGGACTAGAGTTAAGGATTCCCATCCACTGGTTTAAACCATTATGACTAACGCATCAAGGGAAACGCCTCGTGACAAGTGAGGCAATGTTCCCGTAGACGTGGGATCGTGACGGCCACCCTGCAAGGAGCCTAGTCTTGGGTTGAAGAATGAAGCGCATGGAGTCCATTGTCAAAACCTCGGAAAGTCCCCTTCTGGGCTCAGATCTTGTCCATCCAGTTATACCTATACCGCGGCAGAAGCGGCGGTATCTAACATGGCAGGACTAAGTATCTTCCTTAATTAAGACGGATGTCGAAGTCTTCAAAACATCGCTGCAAGGCCCTATCCACTCTCGGCGAACGATTCAGAGATCGCCCTATCAGTGAAAGCCTATGGCTCAGCCTCTCAAGCTATCGAGATTGACTGAAATTTGGTAGGTGTATTAAGTAACACCCACCGAGTACTCTTACTGGGGTACACAACTCCGAAAAGTCATGACCCCAGCGAAAGAGTGGTTTTGCCCTAATGGGCGGGGGTTGGGAGCACACAGCTCCCATAGCCGATTGTTTAAAGAGCTGGCTGGGCTCTGAGACACACACACCACTGTGTATCCGTTGGATGAATTTAGATGCCATCCAACAAGCATCGTTACTACGAGACAACCGCGCGAACGCAGTTGCTCATAGCCTACAAAGCATAGCACATCGAAATACTAATAGAAACATACACTGTAACCAGTGCACGCTAAAACTAGCCAAGTACGCACTGGATAAACTCAACAGTAC